TTAATACTGATTACCTTGGTTGGTGTCAAAATCCAACAACCGCAACTTTCTATTTAGCACCTTATTTAAATATTTTGGAATAAGCTCGAATATCGCAATTCCAATAGGAATAATAAAAAAACCAATAGGCGAAAATAAAATTGTAAAAACCAAAAGCACACCAAGGCCAAAAAAAAGAACTGCAAATAATTTTACAAAGAATTGAGTAATTCTTATTATTAACATTATCTTTTGTTTTTTGTTCATGTAGTTTATTTCACCTTAAATTTTATCAATAATATACCACTATCCTTGTATTAATTTCTCAAAATAAAGCCCTCAACTAAGAGCCTTATTCTTCGCATCATTCAAAACACTACATTCATTGTATTTTGCAACTGTATCAATGATCCATAATGTGATTTCGTTACCCTGCCCTGATTCCAATTTAAGGAGTTTAGGTCAAAGCAGCATTCAGTAATTGATATGAAAAATTATCTACAGTACCTTACAATTTGTATCATATTATTCTTACTTAAGATAAATCCCAAACTCGCCACTCATTCATTTTAAGTTCTTTTTCAACAGTTTCTTCTAAGTGTGAAAACCAATTATCGTTATTTTTAAAATCACCAGTTAGGCATCCTGAAGTAAACATATGGCAATTATTTGAAATTACAGAGTAGTTAATTGTCTGATTAATTTTAGATCTAGCTCTTTCTGCAGCTCTCTTTGATGCAACAGCTTTACCATTTCGACAAGAAACATAAATATTAGTGGCTAAGTTCATACCATCCAATCTATCTAAAAAAACTTTTGGGGATACTATTTCAATTCTTCCAGAACCATCGAGATGAACAATTTTATTGTATCCAACATAAATACCAGAATGCTCTATTTGATTCATTAACAAACCACAATGTACAACAGAACCGACTTTAGGCTTAACAATATCTTTAATGGCTGAATTAATTAGCCCATCAATCATTTTAATACCTGTAGTTTTTTTTTAGGTTTATCTGCATTAAGCCCTTTTTTTACTCGTTGTTGTCTCTGAATTTTTTTAAGTTTTTTATACCCATGTTCTGGTATGGTGGTAGGTATTAAAATATCTTTATTATCCCAAAGAAAGTCTAAAATCTTGTTCATTGTAATTGTCAAAGTGATAGTAATATATTTATATTAAATGAAAAATTAATTTAAAGCATCTCAATTACAACTTAAAATTCCCATATGAGGGCATTCTTTTTGTAATATTTTGCCACCTTATGAAAAACACGAATGCAATTAAAAACAATGGATTACAAAATTTAAGAACTTTAGCCACACTTACTACCAAACATGGCCAAAGTTATATTTTGCAAATAATGCTACTAGGCTTCCGTCACTTTGGTAGAAGTTACCCCACTTAAAACTGGCAACTTATACCGCGACTCAGCTGGTCTACTTGTCTTGCCATACCAGCGGAATTCCTGAAAATCTGACTCATTATATAGTGCATAACAAACCATATTTGACTGGTTGCCGCCTATACAAACCAGTTTACCAGTTTTGATATCTCGACCTGCTACAAAGCAAACATGACCGCCACCGCTACGAGTTTTAATCGCTACGCAACCATAAGCGGGTTTTGCTAATTTAGATCCATAGTTCACATAATCTAATGCGCGGTACCAGTGCTTTGGATATGCAATACCTGCAGTCTTCAGACACCAAGCCACAAAAGTACCACACCAAGGTGTTTCATCTTCTTGCCACCAAGCACCAAGCGATTTTAGCCATTTTAGGATTGTTGGGTTATGAGCTGTTTTGCTTGTGTTTTCTTTTAAGCCTAAATGCTTCTTGGCTTCAATCATCCAAGCTAAATCATTTGTAGTGGATACTGTTGCCGAGATCAGTGTATTGACACCTGTTAAATTCAACTGTGGTTCATGCAACTCAGGCTGTTTTTTCAAACGTGCCAATATCATAGCAACACCGACAAATGCACCAACGTATTCTTTCCATTGTTCGGGGATTGAGTTTTTAACTTCCTGTGGAATAACATTCCATAAAGTCAAAAAGTGCTCAGAGAATAAACTCAAAGCAAAAAAAATGGCGCTTAAAGCGCCGATCTGTACTGATTTGAGTTTATATGACTGTTTCCAGTTATCTATTAATTTCATTATCTACCTTCTTTTCAATTAGATTACTCACAAAATGAGTACCCATATAACCGATACCAGATGCCAGCCCGACAGCTACAATTTGCGGAATATGCATCCACTCTAAAAACGTCCAAACACCAACAGCAAAAAGACCACACATGATTGACTCTGCTAAATCTCCTTTGCCAGCCTTCTTTTTCGTTCGTAAATAAGCCATGACAAACCCCATAAAAAATGAAGTGATTGCAGTTCCAAAAGTAGTAATCAGCTCTTGAAACCATTTCCATAATTCCATGCCACCCCCTGAATTTAGGCATAAAAAAGCACCTCAATAGGTGCTTTCAATTCAAATAATATTGGTTTTCAACCAGCTGCTGATTTTTGACCAGATAACGCTGTTGCTCTATCTGGTCCTCTATTTGTAATACATCTTGACCTGGATCAAGATGTATTCTTTGCTTTAAGAATTCAGGGCATTCAACAACATTTAGAATGACACCTGTTTCAATACAATACACTGCAAAATATGCCATTATTTCCTCATCGTCATTGCGTGAATATAACGCTGTGATACATTCACATTGCCGCCAGAATCTGAGCGCAATTGAAGCTCAAACGTTCCCGCAATCAATGTGGAATCATGTCTTGAAATATTTAAGGTTCCTGCACTTCGAGCACTGCCTCTAATCTCAACATTGTGATTATGAATCCCGTCTAAACCCATTGATGCACTTCCCGACAAACTTAAATTATGGCTATGTGAACCCGTTGTGTTGGTCGATCCATTGTAACTATGGTTATGTGAAGAACCCGAAATTGTTCCAGCTGTTGAGTTTTGGGTATTACTATTGAATGAATGCGAATGGCTTCCTGAATCGGTCATTGAGCCACTAACATTGACGGTTATACTGTGATTATGTTGCCCACTGTTTTGAGTCGTTGTACCAACAGAAGCATAATCAATAAAATGCACTTCTAAATCTTCAAAGATGACAGATCCATTTTTGAGTACTCGACACAGTAAACGCTGACTCGATGTATAACCCACAAAGCTAAATACAGATCCAAAAGTTAAGATCGTATGGCCCATATCTGCTGGTACAGCCAAAGTTTGCACAGTGGTATAACTTGTACCAATGGTCAGATTCGCTTCAGCAAATGCCGAAACAGGAACAGTCACAGCATTGTCTTTGATCTTTAGCGTATCTACCGCAAGGTTTGCTATTTTCCCCTCTGTTACAGCTAAATTGTCAATTTTTGCAGTTGTCACAGCCAAAGAATCAATCTTGGCCGTCTTAACAGATAAATCAACAATATGAGATGTATTCACTGATTGGTAATCCATCATTGCAGCTTTTAGATAAGCTGAGACAGGGAAAACAGTTCCTGTAACAGGATCAGTAAATGGTGTAGTTCGAAATATAAAAGGGTAATAACCTGTGCTATTTCCACTACCAATAGCGAATGAATCAAAATTTAAAATAAATTGAGATTCAACACCATTATTTGCGCCACCCCACCCTGCAATTTTCCCATTCACATCAAGCTTGATAAATTTCTGCGCGTAAAGACCATTAACAGATTGTGTAACTTCTTGAACGGCAGCTTTATTACCATTCAATTCTGTTTGGACTGTATCCGTCCGAATGGCTTGCGCCATATCTGCTTCGATTCGTGCTGATTGTTCAGACCATACGCCAGCATACCCACCAGAATTACCAATCAAATCAAACTCAGAACCGATCAATGGCGGATTAATTTGCGCATACACGCCATTCAGCATGGTTGTATTTGCAATGACGCGATTATCAACTGCGGTCAAATCGGACTTAACCTGATTTAAAGCACCTGTACTTGCTTTGTCTTTAATCTCTAAATTTAAAGCATCAATTAACACCGCATTTGAATTTGATTGATCAACTGCAATTTCTGCCGAATTATGCACAGTTGCTAAAGCTTGATCATTCTCAACAATATAAGTATCAATCTTTTGTACAGTGGCCTTATCTCCCTCTATACGCGCTTGAACTTCTTGCTGTGCAAAAGCTTTAACATCATTAACTTGAGCAACAGTTGTATCAATGCGCTTACTTAAAACTAGATCACCTTCAATTATTGCGGATTGAAGCGACCAGGTTCCCGCGAAGCCTTGATCATTACCGATCAGATCAGAAGTGGACCCAATTAAAGGTGGGCTCAACTGAGCGTAAACACCATCAGTTTTTTCAGCAGTCAATTTCAGATTATCAGCAACAACTTTAATTTCTGATTGTGCAGCGGCTATTCCATCCTCACTTGATTTCTTAACCGTATCAACAACCTGAAGTACAGCCTTATCTCCATCAATAATTTGCTGAGATAAACCATCTTTGGCTTGTTGAATCGCGTACTGACGATCAATAATTTCCTGATTAATCTGATCCTTTGTATTCTGAATATCCTGTTTAATTGGTCCTATTTCTGCATCTACTGCTTCAATATGATCAATCTTGGTTTGCAGATCCTGATGAAGTTGCGTTTCAGTAATCTTGCCTTCCAAGATTTTCAAAATATCAGATGCATCCGCTGAAGTGGTTGCATTGGTCCAGCTTGACCAAGGGCCAATATTTCCAATTCGATCAATCAAACGCGCACGATAATATTGTTTTAGATTAGGCTGTAATCCTTGCAATGTATGCGTACTAGTCGGATAAGCAAATAATCCCAATTGAGCAATATTACTTACACCATCGGGTGAAACCTGAATCTCTGTATAAGCCGTATCCAGTGCACCAATTGCAGGAAAACCCCATTCAAGTTTGATACCAAATAATATTCCCGTTACATTAATAAAAGCCAATGCTGGTGGAGTTCCTTGTTTACCTTTTAACTCAGTTAAAATTGAATAAGTAGGTAAAGAAGCCACATCAAACGCATTAATCGGGGTGACTTTGGCTTGGTAATTTCCTGAATAAATCCCTTGAACTTCAACAGAATTATTGCCTGTAATTGGCATCTTGATCCAAGAGCCATCATCTTTGCGCCACTCTACCAAGTACTTCACAGCACTGGTTGCTTGTGGCCAAGAGATTAACATCGTGGCAACCGTCAATCCTTGTTGCACCATTTCATCTGAAGAAACCGAAACTGATTCAACAGGTGATTGTAGATTTGGATTAATGATTGAGATCGGACGATCATCAATAAATGTGCCTTGGTCAATCGCATCAAATTTTGCAGGATTATATTGCAAGCCAGTTATTGTGAATTGATGTGTATCATCACGGCTGATTGATACCACTCTAAACTTCATTGTTGCCAAGTCTTGAGCATCCACAATCCACACGTTCTGCGCTGCTACAGAATCGAATGCAGACACAACGGTAATTACTCTGCCACTTTTTGATTGAACTATGCGCGCCTGTGCTTTGCCATCCTCTCCATTCACCACCAAGCGATCACCAGCGCGACATACAACATCATCACGATCCACAGTAATGCTTTTTAAATCAGTACTCACTGAAGAAATACGTCCACCATTGGCACGACCTGCAAAGATTGGATCAGCAATTTCAATCACTTTGCCTGGGCGAGGAATAAACCCATCTAGACCGACTTTAAAAGTCACAGTTCGAGTTTCAAATTGTTCAGTTTTTAATGCCCAATTTCCTGCGCGCTGCGCTTGCCCCACTGAAGTACAACCATAGGCAGAAATATCTAAGATGCGAATGCCATACTTTGCAATGGCTGCCTCATCACGCACAATTTCATATTCAGTTTTATAACGATTTTCTGGATTGTCATAAGCCACTTTCGCAATGGTATGTCGATCACGTGCACGTGTGCCTGAATATTCAAATCGACCATCTATCACATTGGCACTGGTGAAAGTGTATAGCGTGTCTTGTGGAATATCGGCATCACAGACAATCGCTTGACCATCCCAGTAAATATAGGCTCTGAAAGCCCCCGCCATTTTGGACAATACAGGCCAGGCATCATCCTGAGATTGCTCATAAACATTTAAAGTAAACCGTGGTTCTTGACCGCCCTTGCCATCCGGTACAAGTTGATCACAATACTGGCCTAAACGATAAATTGACCATTTATCAATCATGGATGAATTGATGCGATTACCTAACGCATAGCGCTTTGTGATACAAGCATCATAAAAATGCCATGCTGGATTATTGCTATATGCTCGTTTAAAGCTACCATCCCATAGCCCTGTATATACTCGTGTATGAGAGTTATAGTTGCTTGGTAATAGTATTTCTACACCTTCGCATTCAACTGCCATTTTTGCGACATTTGAAAATGTTTGTGCATCATAACGAAGCCCAAGCAATGCTGTATTTGGATAGCGTAGTTTTGCATCAATCACTTCAGTGACTGCCTGCACATACATTTTATCGCTAATAAATTCTGAGCTTGTGTTTGGTGTTAAACGTCGAATACGCACTTGCCAACCTGAATCTGCCTTTGGCAATTCAATGCGATGAGAACGTTCATAGTTCGCAGAGGTTTTATCAGAAATTTGAGTATTTAAGACTTCAGACCACGTACCACCATCAGTCTGTACATCAACTGCATAACGGATGGTATATCCATTCAAATCACCATTACTCTCATTCTGTTGGCGTAATGGCCCCCAACGTAAGCGCAAACGAACCGCATCAAGTTCTGTATTATTAAATGCTTTGACCCATGGCGTTTCAGACTTTAACTCAACTCCAATGGCTGTTTCAGATGAAATGTCTGGAAATCCCTCAATATAGGTTTGATCATTTGTACCCTCGCGAGTATCTACACTGACATTTTCAAAATTCCAGTTGCCATTAAAATCTTGCAAAGGGGTATCATCTAAAAAAATTGATTTGTACCCGTTGGCCAAACCTTTAATTGGACCCTCAGACAAACCATAAAGAATTTTTATAAAAGTTTTAGATTGTGCTGAGTCAAGATCAATCACTGGCTGACGTGGCTGTTGTGCCCCAGCTTTTGCGCCCTTAATTGGTGTATTCATAAATTCCTCAAGCATAAAAAAAAGGCGCTTTATGCGCCAGGACTCAACCTTATCTACATCATATCTTCAGGATATTGCCCTGCCGACACGATGAATCCACCAATTTCTCGTTTACCACGCAATACAGGAACAGGATTACCCTGGGCAATGGTGGTTACCGCTCCACCAAAGCCAAAATTGGCACGATTACCGTCTTGGTTTTGATTAGTATTCGGATCAACTTTAGGTACGAGCATTTGTGCGATACCACCCATCACCATGCCTGCACCAGCACCGATCAAAGCAACCCCCATGTTTGATGTTGCCCCACCTGTCCAGAAGCCAGCAACAATCAATACAACACCAAGAACCAGCTGCAATACTCCGTTATCACCACCTGCACCCAGAACCCGTGGCACAATCTTGATTTCACTTGTATCTGTAAGCATATCTATTTCAGACACACCAATATTGTTGCCTGTAATAGTTCTGCCCTTTAAAGCATCAAAACATGCTACTTTTTTCTTGCCACGCTGTTTGGATTTTGAATCAGTAAAAATAGCAAAAGCCAAACCACGTTCATGTGCACTCAGCAAGTAATTTTCAAATCCATCAATCTGAGCGGATAAAGCCCGAATCGCTTCACGTGGACTCGCAACATCGAGCTCAAATTGATAACCAAACTTTTGACCAAGCACACCGTATAATTTAATTGTTTTTAACATCTCGATGCCTCACAGTGATAGCAACACGTTCTTGCCATTGTTGACCAAACACTTCACGTACAGACTTTCGATTGTATGGGTGATGCAAAATCAGCGAAGATCCCACACAAGGCTCAGTTTGTTCTGATTTCAATGCACCATTATCGCCAAGCCAAATCACTGCATGATTGACATGTTCAGTGCGACCTACCCGACATAACATGACATCACCATATTGCAAATCTTTCACTTCACTAAAACCTGCTTTACTGAAGTTATCCAAATACAATGAAGCATTTTCAGCAGATTCCCACCAACGATCTAGGCGCTCAAAATCAGGCAATCTAATGTCGTATTCACGTTGATAGAAATCACGAACCAGTGAATAACAATCTTGCCAACCATGCTGATAATTACGCCCAACTAAAGGTGCTTGATAACCACATGGCTCATAGACTTGAAATTCAATATCGGGATAAGCACATATGACCCAAGGCTTTTTATGCAATTCAATTTGGATTAAATCCAGCTCAGATGCTTTTGCTGAAGCATTCGGATGTGAATGCACATAGGCTTGGATTTCCCCCATATCTTCAGCGTGTGCAAGATCTACAGGATCAATTTCAAACTGGTCCTGAAAATTAGAGATATTCTGACATCGAATATATTCCTTATTCACAATCACACCACAACATTCACCCGGGAACATTTCGGCAGCATGTAAATGAATTGCTTTTTTGAGCTTTGTTGATAATTTCATAAATCACCCAATAAGATTGGCGGCTGGTTGACCGCCAAAACTGCCTTCATTTTTTCGGACCTTGCAGGAACTTAAACGCCCACCACATTTATCCAGGGCTGGATTGTCTGTAGGTTCGTTTTTTTCAGTGAACATTGCTGCACCTGTATAACCACATTCTTCACCACGATAATCACCCATCATGCACCAATGGCATTGGCTACTGACTTGCCGTATTGGGATACGCTGACCTTCAAAGTCGATTGGATTCGACAGTTCAAAAGTCACTTGCTCCATGTTTTCTGAGGTTTTTTGTTCGATAAACCAAAGCTGATTTTCAGCTTCATTCGATGCTGTTGGATTACCCTGACTGAAATTTTCAGCATCAAGATATTTAGCCAATGTGGAAATTACGGTAAGTCTTGCACCTGCAAAATCATTGAACTGTAAACAATAAGCCGATACCGCATTTTGTAATCCATCTATATTGTTAGCCATTGATAATGTTGGGCTTGATGCTCGACCTGTGGAGTTCATTTCCATGCCATCAGCTTGAATTGCCATAGCTGAAAAGGTTTTGCCTTGCCAAATAATATTGCGCTGCCAAACTTTATCTGTACCAACATCAAATACCTTACCTATCAAACCAGTATCAGACCCAATGAGTCCATCTGATCCAATCGATGAGTAAATTTTTTCCCAATCTTGAAAAGCGATATGACCATGGAAACGTAAAATGCCAGCACCTAAAGCACTGGCATCTAATTCAAATAATGTAATTAACCCATCAACATAGAGTTTTTGATAATCACTGTTGAGGCTCATAAGTCACCTCGTCATAGATTTGTTTCCCATCCTCATCGAGTACAGGCACATTATCAAAGATCGGCTGATCTTCACTATCTATCGCTTGCACCCATTCAAAAACAGGCTCGCCTTTATCATTGATAACGGGTTGATTGCTCAAGATTGGCGTACCATTTTTATCTGTTTGAATATGGGTAACTGACTTTTGATATTTTTGCCCATCCACAATGACTAGATTTCCAACATCATCAAATAGATCTTCATATTTAGCGATGTATGTGAGTTGTGGCGCATATTTTACTTGTTGGACCATTCGAGGCTGTTTTTCAGTGCGAGGTACTTTTCTAACAATTGGCTTAGCGACTGAGTGAAGTCGCACATCAATCCATCGAGGATCTCCATTGGCATTGTTTGGAATATCAACTGGTGCATCCAAATTTGCAACAATATCACCCTCATCATTAAGCTTTTTCTTGAATGTCTTAATTTCAAGATCACCATTTTCTAATGTTTGATATTCAACTGCGCAAATACGATTGCCATTGCTATCAGTTGGTACTTCAATCCACCAACCTTCTTTTGCAAACCCTTCAGTATTTTTTATTAAGTAATGGCCAAAACCCACTTTTTCAAATATTGGATTTTGTTCAGAAGCCTCCTCATTTGATTCAATTTTATTGGCAAATAATTGAATAACTGGGGATGCTCCTTTTAAAAAACCATTGCTATCTTTAATCACATTTCCAGTATGATAAAATAAACGATGCCCTTCTGGTGCCCATCCATTATTCGCATCCCATGTTCTAAAACCAACTTGGTTTGTTTGGTTAAGGCCAAATAAGATTTGTGATAAAGCTGAATTATCAACCCATGGAATATTAATTCCCATTCTGTAAGATTGGACATTAGACGTATCACTTGGATCTACCTCTCCAATTGCAAAAAAACGTCCTGTAAAATCCTTTTTGTTGCTATTTTCAAAGCCTGTTACTTTTGCACCAACCCCAAAAGCCCCTACCTCCATTACATTGCCTGCATTCACTCCGACATATCGACTTGCAGCATGGGTACTATTGGTGAAGTTTTCATTTACTTTTGTGCCAGTTGAGCGAAAGGTATCACCACCTGCACCACTTGGCGCGGTTCCTAAATTAATGTATTGATAAGTCATATTTTTCTCGCAATAAAAAACCGCCTTTCGGCGGCTTATATTTGTTGAATTTAAGGGTAAAAAACTTGGGTGAAGGTGGTGGAGATAGTCCAGATCATTCCACCTACTTGACTAGGTGAATAGCTTGTATCTGTTTTGACGCGTACTTCACCATCCAATGGCGAATTCCATAGAAATGAATCAGCCCCTTTATGTCGATCAAAAAAAGCATTGATTTGAAGAATCTCTTCCTTGGTAGATGTAAATTTGTAAGGCCATTCCCCCTTTTTATTGTTGATGCCTACTGAGATATTTTGTTCGTAGCCATCACCAAATTTTGAAGTCAAAATATTGAAGTTTTGTTTGCCTGAGTTTCCATCTAGATCACATGGATATGTAAATTTTTCATTGCTCATAAATTGCGTCCAATAAAAAACCCACTCAGGTGAGTGGGTTTTAAGTTTAATGCTAAATAAGTATTTGAATATTAATCACTTGATGATCTTAAAATAAAGCTAAAATCTGCAGTTGTTTTGATAAGTTGAGGCTTGCCATTTATAATCAAAGGTTTAAAACTTGCCTGCTTGATAAACTCACTTAAAACATATTTATCTAGAACAGTTATTCCAGTCCCTCGAAAAACATTGACTTTGGTTAATTTACCTTTTTCATTAGCCTCTACACTCAATCTTATCGTTCTATCACTTCCTTTTAAATCAGCATTAGTATAAGTAAATTCAGGATATACAGCATATTTAGGAACCCTGGAAACTGAAAATTCAAAAGGTAGTTTTAAGCGCGATGGGTGATTTGTTTTTATATCCCATTCATTCCAAACTTTGAGTTTTGATCTTTTCACAGCCCTTAATACTAAACTGTCTAATTCATCCACTCCGCTACTTTTGCTTACTTCAGCTTTTTGAACCCTACCATTCTCATCGGTCTCTAAATAGATTAATAAATTTCTGTCGTAACCTTCTAATATTTCATTATCAATTCTAATTTTTGGCGGTATTATCCATTTCATTAACATTCCAGTTTCTTTACTTCTCTGCACTTCTTGAACCTGAGCATTTGATTCGATACAAAAAATTGAAACCAATAAACCGAAAATTAAAATTAAGCTTTTCATGATATATCTCTAGTATATTTAGTCCAAGATACTAATTTTAAGGCCAAAAAGAAACCTCCCGATGGAGGTTTGGTTTATAGCATGGCGTTGTTGGAAAAGCACCTTAGGGTGCTTTGCTTTCAATATCATACTAAGGATTGGACTTTGGAAGTGCTAAAATCAATTTTGATTCATAGTCTGTAAGCGCTTGATTAATGTTTTCAATCCATTTAGCACCATTAGCAACTTGTGCTGTTTTGGTCACCTTACTATAAATATGTATTGGCTTAAAAGTTGGATCTTTAACATCTACAATATTTGTGTCAATTTCAGAATGTATTTTGATTGAAACAAATCCAGGTTGGAACCAAGACCAAAATTTATTAATTTTTATGTTTAGAACCAAATCTGCTTTACTTTTGTTCTCTTCATTGTTTTCGAGAACTTCATAGCCAGCTTGCTCTAAAGCATTTGTTACTCGTTTTTCAAGTAAAGCTGAAACTGTCTCATTTTTTAATAGAATGTCACCAAGAGCTTTGCCAAAACCATCTCTTTTTCGGGCTACAGCTTTAGCTTTATCATCCGCAGTAGCTTTAGCTAATCCGCCTTTTAATGACGGAATATCGGGTGAATGAGGCTTATCTTGGAACGTTCTATTATCTTCAGCAATCACAATAACTATTTTCTTTGTATCTGATGCTTGTTGTGCTTGCTTTGTTTGTTGAGGTGCTGGGATTTCAATAAGTCCTCTAGATGTTGCACACCCACTTAAAACTGCAGCAAATCCAATTACTGCAGCTAAAATCAATTTATTCATTTAAACGGCCATTGTTATAAAGTGTAATTAATGTAACAAAGAGTAAAGATAAAGTGAAGATTAACTACAATAAATTGAAGAAATCCCACTTAGGACGTTTTTCTTTAAATCCTTCACTGAACAATATGAATTTCACCATTTTGATCCAGAGTAAAGTCTTTAGAATTTGAACCTATTTTTTTTGCACCATAAATTTTTGCAAAATACTCGATAGTAATGTTTACTGAATTACCAACCTGATAAATATAAACTTTTATTGGAACATAAGAGTGTCGATTTTTAAGACCATCTAGAATTGGAATCTCTGTCATTTTGATCCCAAACAAAGCTTGATTTCTAGTTAATTTTTTCCCATCTTTTTGGTCTACAAATGTTGATACATTCACAATAACGTCTTTTTTATTACCATCTTTAAGTGTTACATCATAATATTTTCCATCTAAAACATAATCATCATCTGTGAGCCTTACAATAGCCGAAGTTTGATTGTCTTTTTGTTCTACTTTTTCACCTTTAGAGTTTGTTACAAACTCTGCATTACCTAAAGCTGGCAATAATCCTAAAGTGCCAATCAGCAATAAACTTTTCATTCTAAAGCACTCCTTGAAGTGCTTATAAAATATCAATAAATCAAAGGAAAAACCACCGGAGTGGCTATTCTTATTTTGACAACAAACCGCCTTGACGCTTCTCTTGAATAATCACAGTTCGTACAGCATTACCAACAACTTGAGCAAACTGTCGCTGATCCTGGGTATTACCACCTGAAGTATTAACACCAGAATCAGTAATACTTACTTGGATGGTAATATTGGGTTCACTGCTACGTGGGGAATTATGCTGAATAGATTGAAACTGCCTTCTATCAACATCGTCACCACTCATTCGAGAAACTCCCACTAGCCCTCCATCTTTAAATTTTTGAACATTTAAATCTGGTTGAGTAGAACCTAAGTACTGAGATTTCATGCCAATATATTCACGCTGAAATGGTATCTCACCCGTCTGATTCATGTAATTTAAAGCAACTAGCCCAATTTTAGAGGCAGCATACTGGCGCATCATAAACTCACCATTGGATGCCATGATTGGAATATCATCACTTGTTCCAGTGCCTTTGCCTGTAATAGGGCCACCAGTTGCAAAACCTTGAGGGGTAATTGCTTGGATCATTGCTAAGAATGTTCCTTGATCCAAAGCCGCCTTAGCACCTGCGGCAACTTTCTGCCATACAGTACCTGGCTCTTTAGCATAAGCATCAGAAACAGATGACCATAAATTCATACCCGCTTGAGTAAGCGCAAACCCCTGCTGCATTGCAAACATTGTTTTATATGCACCTGAGCTTTCACCAAGAATACCTTTAAACATATTTGCAAATGAACCGGTCAATTGCTGAGCTTGAGTTAATTGTAAATTCAATGAATCCGTTTGATACTGATTTTCAATATCAATCATACGTTTATTATGCGCAGCCCAAATTTGTTCACGAACCTCAGCTAATTTTTGTAAATCCGCTCCAGGTTCTTGCTCTTGGTTTTCAACATCTGCTATCTGAGTATCAAATAGATTTTGTGATGCACCCATTCTGCTGAATTTATATTGGTTGAGTTGGTATCGACTAGTAGATCCATTCATTTGGGATTGAACAGAATCCCATCCCATAGAGGCATCTTCTAAACGCCGGTTCATATCAACTTGATTTTGAAGTTCAAGCATCTGCGATTTAAAAGCTTTTTCTTCTGGGTCTTCATTGCTCTGAGCAATAAGCTTTTTTTCTATGTCATATCTAGTCTTAGCTAGTTGAAGCTCTGACATGTAAAATTCAGTTGCTTGAAGTAAGCGCTGATTTTTAGCAAGTTTTGACTTTTCAAGTTCATACGCAAATTTTTCATCAACCTCCTCTTTAGCAATCTGTTTTTGAATATCAGAATATTCTTTGTTTAAAGAAATAGTTACTTTTTGAGTGTCGATTTCATTTTGAATTCGTTGCTCATTTGTCCAGTTCCAACCCCGCACATTTAAGTCAAATTGAAGTTCAACAAGTCGATTTTCATTTGCAAATCGTTCATTCTCTTGACGCTCAAGTTTTGTGTAAGTATCACCTGAAAAATGAGATTGAATATCTGCTAATTTCTTCTCATGTTCTGTTCTGCGTTGAACCTCACCACTTGAATATTGCAGTTCAATATCTTGCTTAACTTGCAAAAACTTAACTAAATCATTGATAGAAGTATCAAAGTCTTTAGTTGAGCCTTCAAAACCATTTGTTCCTGCAATATAGCCTTTTACATTTTGAACATATTGACGATTTACTGGTCCAATATTTGTGCCTTTATCTACATTGCCTTCGCCAGCGTGGTAAGCAGAAATAGTCTTATCCCAAGATCCAAATTTTTTGTAGAGAATTTGCAGATATTTAGCGGCCGCTTCTGCGGATTTACCTAAATCAAATACATCGCCTCCGGTCAATTTGAAACGCTTAGCTGTATCATCAAGAAATTGAAATCCACCTTTTGCTGTACCATACTTCGTCATTGGGCCAACTGCATCGGCTTTACCACGTGACTCTTGCATATTGATACCTGACAGTAAACCTGGCAAAAGCCCATATTGGGTTTCCAATCCTCCGAAGTTATATTTAGCAGCATTAGCCTTAACTTTTTCGTTAACCTGTAAGACTTTAAGTTGCTTCTCAAGCTCCTTAGTTTGATCTTTTTTCGCTTGGGTAATTGAATCCTCTTTTTCCTTCATTTTTGCCGAAATATCAGCAACCTTAAACATTTCCTGTGCGTAAGGAGTCTTAGTTTTAAGTGGATCAAAATTTAATGCTTTTAAAACCTTCAAGTTTTGCTCAATTAAGGCATCTGACTGCCCCATACTTTGCAATTTAGCCCTTGCTGCCATTTCTTTAATATCATCAAAAGCTCCTGACTTATAACTGTCATAGGCCTTTTTTGACTCTTCAAGAGCTTTCTTCTTAAGAAGGATGGAGTCTGTTTCATCCTTATTTGCCTTTATTGCAGATGAAGTTTGATTGGTTAATGCTTGTTGAGCAGTTTTAACCTTTTTATATTCTGCATTAGCTTTTGCATGGGCTGTAGTCAACTCATCGATTTCAACTTTATGCTTTTTCTGCACTCCCGATAGATTGTTCACTGCTGTTGCAAATTCAGACGAACTTATTTTGCCCTTATTATATTCTTTAAACAGCTTATTGATTTCTCTTGCTGTAGATTCAGACACTGAGCCAGACTCTTCAAGCCATCCAATCATTGCACTCAAATCTGAATAAGCAACTGTATAACTAGTGGCCAAGCTTTTAACTTGCTTTTCGAGCTCTCGCAATGTTGTACGTTTTTGAAGCTCATCTAACTTTGAATATTCTTCAACCAACTCACTTACAGTGCTCTTTTGTAAATCAAGTGTGGTAGTTGTATCTTTGGTACTATCTTTAAGCATTAGATATGAACCAGCAACAGCTGCAACAGTTAAACCTAATCCTACTGGTCCACCAAGAATTCCTAACAATCCACGACCAACCCCCATTGACATGTTTTGAGCGGCATTAACACGGCTTTGAGATGTAGCCAAAGCGTTTTGAGCAAGTGTTAATTCTGCAGTTACTTGTGTTTCAACTCTTCTAAGTTGAGCCATTCGTGTTATTGATGCAGTCCGACCAATACTATTGATTTGCTCCTTTAATCTTTGAACCTCTAAGGCTTTTTCAGCTGCAATTGCCGCCAAAGTTGCCTGTGTTGAAACAACACGAGCCTCTGCTGATGTGAGTTCTTGAGCAGCTGCTATCCGCTCTGCTTGGATAGCTGCATACTGAATAGCTGTCTGTTCAGTAAGTTGCTTAATTTTTCCATAACCCGCCATTGTGCTTGTATAAAGTGCTGGAATATAAGTTCCAAGCCAATAAGCACCACCGATCATGGCAATGTTCGTTACTGTATTTAAGTTTTCTGCAAGCAAGCTAAGTGAACCAGAAATAGTAGACGCAGCACCTGTAACTTGCCCTGATTCTCCAACAAACTTAGTCACAGCATTAGACAACTGAGTGAAAGATTGTCCGATAGTGAAATTAGTTTTTCCAAAATCTCCTTCAATTGAACCTGACATTTTTTCAATTGCTTGAACCATCTTGTCAGTAGTCAATAATCCTTGAGAAGACATTTCTTTCAATTCAGCACGAGTTACACCTAAGCCTTTTGCAAACACTTCCATTAAGTAGCCAGCGTTTTCACTCATCGAAACGAACTCATCACCGTTTAATGATGATTTATCGAATGACTGGCCTAATTGGTATAAAGCTGCACTAGCTGCTTGAGCACTTGAACCTGAGTTACTAATTGATTTGGAAATAGACTCTGTGATCTTGGCAACTTTCTCTTGGCTTAAACCCAATTTTTCGCTGTTGTATTGGATCTTTTGATAGATGGTTGCAGTACCACCCCAAACTGCACCAGATCGTTGAGCAATATCAAATGTATCTTGCATTGCCACATTTAAGGCTTTCTGATTAGTAGTTACTAGGCGCAAACGGTTGTTAAGATTAGTCCAATCATCCATCTTAGCAATCGCAGTACCAACAGTCACAACTCCTGCCAAATATCCTGCCAATTGACGTGCTGCCACTGACATAGAGTTCATTGAAGTGGTTGCGTAATTACCAGTGCGTTCGATACTTTGTAGCTCTCGATCTAATGCACGTGCATTACGTGCTGCTTGTTCTGAGCTAATTTCAATAATGAGTGTGCTACGTTGTTCGGCCATTTTTTACTTTCCTACGGATGAAAAAAAGCCCGCAGGAAAGGCGGGCTACAGGTATAAAAAAACCTCCCGAAGGAGGTTAAATAAATTTCAGCTTTTAGATGGTGTTGCCACAGATGTCTTTGGTGCCTGATGGGTAAGAGAACTGAAGTTGATTCTTATCAGTAATCAATGACAATTTAATTTCTTGATTTAAGACATTATCGGATGTAGTGAGTCTTGACGTAGTCAGCCCTAATATAATTCCTAAATTTAATAAGCTTTTCTCATAATTAAACAAATACCCTTTATTAACTCCATTAACAATAAGTCCAATCTGTTTAGAGCTTTGGTTGAGGTAGACACCAATTCTATAATTTGAGTTTAGGGGTAGTGATACTGCAGTATTTGGAATGGTTACACTTGTGTTACTAATAGTCATTTGACCATTGTTCATTGTGTATGCCCCACCAGATAACATCCCACCCACCCTAGCATTTTCGGGATAAGCAGAAACATTATTATATCCACTATGTAGATAGATCATTCCTGAGAATACACCTTGGTTTACTGTATCTTTGCTAAATAATAAGATATCAGTTTCTACCTCTCCATTAGTTGGCTTATTTAGTAAAAACTTAGGTACTTCAACTTCAAACGCTACAACTCCAGTACTCGGTAAATTTTTATCGCCAGTTCCTCCATTTTCAAGAAAACCACTAATTCCTCCAGTCGAAGCAGCCATATACATTTTATTAGCACTTGTCACATTCTCAGAGACAGATTGTGCTGATTTATTAGAAAAAGGAACTGCTCCAAAACTTGAAATTTGTGAGTTTGTTGCATCTAAACTATATGTGCAAACACTCCATCCACTTGTGCTCATCAATCCCGTTAGTATAGCCATTGTTAATTTTTTCACGTTAAATTCCTTATAATTGTGAAGCTAAAATATAGAACAAAAAATATTCGAGGGGAAAGAAATCCGATAAAGTTACTTATCGATCATTTGTAGATCGGTTTATTTCAGAACTTGAGAGTAAAAATATGCAAATGAGACTATTAGAGCTGAACTAGCTATTCCTAATTTAAGTATCAAATTTGCAATAGAATTGATGGTTTTTACTTTATCCGCAGCTTCTTGACTCATTTCACCAGTGATTTGAACATTCATGCACATTTAATTCTTCCAGATGTATACACATACAATCACTGTTATTAGGATTGCTATAAAACGCCATGATTTCATCTTATTTATCTCCATTAGACACCAGTTAATTAGTTTGATAAAATCTTCCATATAGATATATCTCCTCTTTTCTTTGCGGTTAAGCGGATGTAAAAAACCCCGAAAGCGCCAACTCTCGGGGTTTTGTTTTGGAATCAAGAAAACCATACGAATATTGTTCTCTCTTATACGTGCATCTCTAAATAAAATTTGTTAGAAGTTTTGATTTAATAGCTCTTATCCCTTATTTATTTCACTCAAAAACTTCCCATCCAGCGCAAAAATACATTCAACAAAAAGCCCTCGATCTAAGTCACAACCGTACACATCAAAATAGCTTTTAATGTCCGCAAGAGTGAGTGAGTCATAGAACCCACCGCCCTGAGGAAAGGTAACAAAACGTCGAGCCTTTGAAATTAAATTAAAGGCTTTGATGATGTGATCTGCCGTGAAACTTGGTTCTAATCGCTCAGGTGGTTTTATGCCGAGCTTTTGGTAGACTTCTGTTGTTTTTTCTTCGCACCATTTGATGTTTCTTTGTTCGTAGTGCTTGAGGACTTTCCCACTTCATCAGCAATCTCTTCAATCTTAGAGTCATGGATCACTTTGGCCTTGTCCATGATGAAAACAATAATTTCAAGTGATTGCTTTGAGCTTGTACAAATCAGCTCTGCATTTTGCGCGCTGTATTCGATCGGCTTTTTATCTTTACTAATTAAACCAATCCAACCAAGCAACAAATGTGAAACAGCTCGGTTAAAACCTAATTTGGCTTTAACTGCACCCTCATCTGTAACGGCCTTAATGCCTGCAAGCTCTTGCTCGGCCTGAATCCCATTGAGTTCAAGCGAACGCTGAAATGATGGCTTATCAATACTTGCAATGAGTAATTTCACGCCATCTTTAAAATCAAACCATTCTTGAACGTATTCAATGGACTTCTGTTCTTCGATTTCAATTAACATGATTAAGGCCCCGCAACTACAGGAATACGTGTAAGAGTCGGTGCAACATCCGCGACTGTGAACGAGAATTGGGTGGTTAATACATCACCAGCTCCACCACTTGGCAAAGGCGCAGATACTTGAACCTTAGGTAGTTTGAGTGTGTATTTATTACCTGCAGTATCTTTCAATGAATATTCAAGGCCGATCGGCTCATTTAAGAATTGTTTTTCATAAAGCTCTGCAGTGTTTTTGGACCATGCAATTGTAAAGTTACCACTGCCTTTCATAATAGTTTCTAAGATTGCGGCAATGTTATTTTCATAGTCTAAGCACTTCTGAATCTGCATTGTATTATCAATGGTTAATTCAATCTGAGTGATGCACATTCCTGGTTTCTTTTCACCATCAATAAGAATGTCGCCGGTAGATAGACTAGTTAAAGGTACTGCATCCACTGCCGGTGTTACGGTACCAGTCGGAGCTACCTCATAAGCTGTGCGCTTCATTCCCATAATTGCGAATTTAGAGGTTACGATACCAATATCAGGAATCGATAAAGTCCACTGGTTAATGTGGCAACCAGTGAAAACTTGGAAGTTATCGATATCACTAAAGCCACGAATAATCGAAAGCGTTTTTCGAGTTGTACCGCCAAAGGTCAAAACGTTACTATTCCAAGCATTGAAGGCAACTAGCTCTAAGACTTTATCTTGAATGCCATAAGCCCATTCGGATTCAATATCACCTTGCACTTCAACACCAGTTACTAAAGTACCGGCTGCAATTCGTGAATCTTTGATCGTTTGCGATTCGGTGGTTTGTGCTGATGCATCTAAACCATTAGTGGTAAATGCAAATGTATTCCAAGTTGTTGCAATCACACCAGGTGATGCTTCAAAACCAACTCGGGTTAATTGTTTAGCTCCAGAACTCATTAAGTTCTCCTTAATTTAGGCATAAAAAAACCTCCCTTAAGGAGGTAGGTGATAATTTACTTAGTGGCTATGTTTCAATCTGATATTAATTTATTTTTCAAGTACTCAAGATTTATTATTTGGGTAAATAGATGTGAATGATAACTTTGTGATATGCCCTCCACATTTTGAACACTGACTATCAATTGTTGCAAAATAGATGCGCATTAATTCTGAGATTGACTTACTTTCTAAATCAAGTGGTGATCCGGAAGCTAGTTTTATATTATTTATTAACTCTTGGCGCTCATTTTTAAAGCGCAAGTAATCTGTATCCATCTCAATTCACCCTAAATTCTGCTCTAACTATCTTAGCGTAAAAATTATCATCATCCATATCTTGTGGTGCATGGACTTTATAGACTTCAAGAAATGAAACACCAAAGGATTGTAAGTAGTCTCTCCATTTAACACATAGATTTGTCATTTCAATCGTGCCTGAATTCTTTGGTGCAAAGCATTGGATTGAAATAGTGCCTATATCTCGAATACAGGGTCCATTTCCAATACCTGCAATCAAACTATCTCCATACTGAATATAAACTTTGCACCAAAGTTTATTTGATGGTGGATCAAATGGTTTACCATCTGGAGTTTTCTGATTTTCAATACGAAGATTTGTTTTTTCCACACCAGTAAATTGACCTATACGCTTGTATATCGCCAATTCAGCCTCTGATAAAGTCATCATTTATATCTACTCGTAACTGACTGGAATGTGATTGAATAAATACCTAAAGGTGCCTGCCCAGAATGCCCATTTTCAAGAGCAATTGAATAAGGCAAATTATTACTAATGAAGACTCTCATCCCTAATTGAACACTCAGTATTTTGGCCATTCCATCTGCAATGGTAGTGGTACCTGATTTATCTATTTTCTGAAAGTCTTTGGTGTAATCGACACTACCAATTGAAACTCGATTGTTGCCTCTGAAAGCCCCTGTATCAACTGGACTTCTAATGATCACACCTTGAAGCATTGCTGCTGTGATTTTTCTTTGTAATTCTGAGCCATCACGCAAAACTTGGAGTGTGAATTGTGATGGTCTTAGCCCGTTCCAACTCATAAGTTCCACCCATTAAAAAACCCACCGAAGTGGGTTAAATATTATTTAACCTTGAAGCAAACATTAATTTCACCACTAACTTGTTTATAGCATGACCAAATTTTAGTATTTGAATTACTATTTATCACTTTCAATCTTCTATCTAAAAAGTATTTTTCTGCTTCTGTAAGATAGTTCAAATCTTCGCCCATCTCATATTCACAATCTTCACTTTTACACGCTATAGGCTGTTTAATATGGTAAGTTTTATCTCTAAAGCTTAATTCAGTGTACTTACTATCTTTATTTGTACCATATACAACAAGACAAGATCTGATTTTATTTTTTCCTGCCGAATCAAAACATTGTCTGTAACGACTTGGATCTTCGAGTGCATACACATTTATAGAAAGTGATAGTAAAGCAGAGAAAAAAATTAATTTCATTGTTAAGATATTTAAGTAATTTGATAATATTAAATATCACAACCAATTTAATTTGCAACTTTCCTCAACTGTAAAACCCAAATACTTCCACTCGGATCCTCACCAACATTTAAAACTTCAAATCTACCTTTAGAAGTTACCCAAACATCTTCAATCTGAGGTATTCCATTCACTTCATTTTGAAGCACAGTAGCTTTTGTATCCTCAACTTGATAATCAATAGGCTTTACCAAATCGCGCTTATATGAGCCAAATACACCACGTCCAGAGTATTGTTCAACAGTCACGATAGGATAAGTTTGTGTTTCAAAGTCGAATTCACCTGACTGGATTTCTTTGGAACATGTGAAATTTGTGATGGCATCTGCAAGCTTAGTATTAAAGGCCTTAGCCACTTTAGATTGAATCTTATCTCTCATCCACGATACACCTTGAATGTGAATCCCTTAGGTTTTAGATCCAGCGAATTTATAAATGCTTTAGCAATCTGTTCAAATTCAGAAATTTCACGACTTCCTTCTACAAATGACTCTTCAACTTCAACTGTATCGGCCTTAACACGCTCGCTTGTAGTTTGCCGTGATACTCCTGAATAAATCACACCGGCTTTAATGCCTTTCACAATTTCACATGCTGCATCTTGCAATAAAGGATCTATTGGATTAGGAACAAAACCTATTTCATTCTTCATCCATGTATTGGCCAGCAAAACTAGACGAGCCTTATCACTATCATCGACAAAGTCAGCACCAAGGATAGATTCAGCTTCTGAAATAGTAATAAAGCTCACGGTGTTATTCCTTTGGCAATAGGGCCAGCAAATCATCTTTTTTTGCATCAGATGAGAATGCAATTCCTTTCAGTTTGAGAACATCTTTAAGTTCATCTACTTTAAGTTTTGAATAATCAACTAACTGAAGTTCAGAGATACGTTCTTTCATTGCACCAACATCATTTTTAAAGGCAATAAATTCACCCTGCACGGTGGCTAGTTGCTCTTTTGTATGGGTTAGATCAAGTGCTACAGCATCGAATTGCTCAGTAGGTACCAAACCAGTCAAATCAGTAGGCTGACCGTGCAAAAGCTCAGTCTTTAATGATTCCAATTGTTGTTTTAGATCTTTATTCTCAACAACAACCTTTTCACATTCTGCCTTTGCGTCATCAATCACAGCTTGGAGTTCTGATGTAATTCCAACCTCAACATCTACAGTTAAGGGGTTGATAGAAAGTTCTTCACCCTCACACAATTCATGCTGGCCAAGCTGAAAATCCGATTCGTTGATGATGCGAAAATCTTCACCATCTTTAATTTTTACAGTTTTTGCTAACATTTTTTATTCCTTAAAAAAGAAATGGGCGCAAGACGCCCAAACCATTACCCAATTAGCAAACCGATATGACGCTTAGTAACAGCCTTTACACCCCATGCTAAAGCAACTTCATACACAACCTGTTTGTACTGACGATACACCGATACTTCAAAAGCCAATCCAGTTAAAGGATCAACAATGGTAGTGCGGTCATCTGCGCTATCACCACCTTCGGGTAGTGCAGGTGCACGTGTTGCTAATGCGATTGCAGAGCGAGAGAATGCTACATTCGGCGTGTAAGATGAGCCAAGAGTAATAACCGAATTATCTGCAGGTTCAATAATTAGCCCTCCATTTAATGAAAGGTTGGCACCAAGCAGCCCACCCGAAACATATTTATTGGTGTCACCAGCAAAAGTCAGAATGTCACCAGCTAAAACAGTACCAGTACCACCATCAACAGTTAATGTTTTATCACCAATTGCAGGTGCACCATTTACCAAGTAGTCAGCACCAGATCCTTTAGTGTGAATACCAATTGAATGAGAGTGGCGAATAGCAAAATTCATTACACGGTCAGTCATACCATTTCGCAGTAAATCAGCACTTCCAGCTTCATTTACTTTAAAGAGCTGTGATTGCTTACCACGGAAGTTACCAATTGCCGAATGTCCTAAAACTAACTGTAGGTCATTACGTGGTGCGCCATTGCGCTCTAATACACCTAAAATGCCTGAAAAGTCGGTCATATCAGCTGCTACAGCAAATGGAGTAGAGCCAGCCACACCATATGCACCACCAGCACCTTTATATGCTTCAAGCCAGCAATCATATTCAACTTCATTAATCAATGTCCGCATCGCTTGTGCAAAGCGATCAGCCATAATTGTTTGATACGTTCCAGCATTTTGAAGTGAGCGAGTTTCCTCACCATTCCAACGAATCGGCACATTACGAGATTTAGTAATCTTCGCAACCACATTATCAACTGTGCCATCACCAGCATTAGGCGCAGTTACACCAGGCACAGTATCTTGTGCGCCGGCAACTGTAGTTACAGGAATTTTTACGTCATCCCCCACGGCGGCACGCTCAATTGTACTATCACGCGTAACAGCTGGAATAAACCCTGTTAATTCACGAGATACGATATCCATAGCACTGTAAAGCGTAGGTAGTAAACCATTTAAATTATTAGCCATTTATTGGACTCCAAAAATAAGAAAACCTGCTAATGCAGGCTGTAAGATATTTACAAATCAAGATTCAATTTCACCGCCACTTTTCATAAATGATGCTTTATCAGTAGGGCTTAATTGCTCAAAACCTTGACGTGACATTGATTTACCACCACCCTGCCCACTTTGACCATTAAAGCCACCACCACCTGCTTGAGAGCCTTTAAGTAAAGAATCTTTGTGTTGATATCCACTAACAAGAATCTCTAAGGCTTCATCAAAACCAGCTGCATCACCATGATTGGTACGTGAATAAATCTTTTGACCGTTGTTGTCATAAGCAGTTGGCTTTCCATCTTCAACTTTGAAGTTTTTGCCAAACATCGCTTGAAATACATCCGCAGGAACAGCTGATTTATCTGCAATATATTTAGATCGAGCGAATCCACCACCAATTAATTCACTATGTAATTGCTGTTGATATGTGTCACGATCTTTGGTTAATTGCTCAATTTGTGGATTATATTTTTGCTCGAATGACTGTGTTACTGATGCAATCGCTTCATTACGAACACGCTCTGCTTCACCAGCATCAATCAATTTTTTAGCATCAAGATTCTGGACAGTAGTCAAAGCTTGTTTGGCTTTTTCAACATCAAGACCTTCAAATGCTTTCAAACTAGTTTCTGCTGCTTCTTTTGCTTCACGATGGGTTTTAGCTTCCGCATTTAAAGAACTGATTTTTTGTACCGCATGGGCAGCATCAAAACCTACTTCTTTACCATCATCATGAACATAAACAGGCAAACCTTGCTCGTTCACTTCAGCGTATGTTTTACCTTCAACAACTACAGTTTTGATTTTCATAGGTTTCCACCTTTTAAAATTGAGCATCCGCTCGTTACGCCTTATTCATCCGAATTTCAGGCAATAAAAAACCGCCTTTCGGCGGTCGTATTGATTTTAAAAAAATTAAGAAATTACTGATAACTCAATAATTGCAAATTCATAACCTTCAGATTCTAAATTTTTGCCTAAGCTTTTTAGATGTTCTATTGCATTTTGTCTTGAAGTAAAAAGACCAACATTAATAACATTATGCTCAAGCCCATCCTCAATTTTCAGGTCAAACGTTTTAAGATAAAAATATTTTTCTTGCATTTTCCACCCCCCTTAAAATTAAAAGACTTTTTACATAGTTAAGTTATACCTTAAATAATCTTTACTTCGTTTTAAATAGTTTTACAAATTGTAATTACAAACTTAAATCATTAAGAGTTTTGATATCATTTTTTCTCAATTCCTTAAGCGTGAATGCCTTTCCACTTAATGGATCAACAAATTTATCAATTGAAAACCCACCTTCTGAATAGAGTTTGTATTTCGATGGACCTAACCATTCTTTTTGAAAAGATTCATCCTGACGCGCAAACCATTCTTTATACGTTAAATTCGCATCCACCTGACCTATCTTGCTTTCACGTTGATCTTTAGGAATATTTTTGACAGCTCTCTTATCTGAAACGAAAGGACGTATACCAGCTAAATCACCATCTTTATCACAACCTACTTGAATAGTTCGGCAACGGCGGTGATATGGTGGTTTCTGATGAACTTCCCCAATTTGTTGTATGCGCCCATCTTTGGCAGCACAGCCTAAACTTGTACGCCCATCCAATGTTGCCACATCTTTTGTGTAGTTGAAGCCTAATGCTTTCCAAGTATCCAGATATGAAATATTACTGACATGTGATCTTGCAGTTCTAACTTCGGCATCTATCGCATTACGGGTCTGATTTAATAAACCATCTGAGTAATTTAGCTTTTTAGTCCCCTTGATCCGTTGAACAATTTTCTGACTCGTTTGTCCCTGGTAAATACCATCACGAATAACATATTCAACCTTTTTACGGACATCCTCAGCAATATTTGGAAAAATCAGATCGATCAGCTGACCTTCAGCATAAGGAACTTTCCTAAACTTATTAAAAAGCTTGTCACCTTCTAATTTAGGTTGCTTCTTTTCAGCTAAAGCATAAATAAATCCAGCCTCATGAACTGCTAAAGCAATTGCTGAAGCTGTAAATATCTCAGGAAGCACGACAGAAATTGATTGCTGCCAATTCATCAAAATTCCTAAAATATCTTTCAATGAAGAGGTCTTGTATTTACCACTGACCAAAATCGTCTTTTCAGCTTCGTTTAGCTCGATTAGCAAATTTTGAAGCTTATTTAACATCTCGATAGATAAACCATCAAACGTTTTTAAAATTTCATTAACTGATGCTGAAGAAAGTCGTTGAAGATATGAGTTGTGTTGATTTAAGGCATCAAGTACTGCTTGTTGGATCATTTGATCTTTCATCATCTACACCTTGGTATGGCTGATAACCACCTAATGGCTTGCTCATCCGATATTCATCTATCTTTTTCTCGATATCTTCCCATTTAGCATCTGAGAACGTTCCAGTTTGCTCATATTGATAAAGAACTTCTGGTGGTATTAACTCACCTTGCACCATCTCTAAAATCAGTTTTGAACGTTCTACGCTGTATTTCTGCTTATTGAAATCTTGAGAAATCACATAAGTTAATTCATCTGGTTTTATGTCATGGTTAGGTAATGCAAATTTCGCGCACCAACGCAAAGCCATTTGAAGTGCTTCACTAATGTTTGATACTGCCAAAGAGACGACAGAATGCTGAATAGAATCCTCATTATCGGCTTGAGTTGCAGTTTTATTAGCAGATCCCACTTCAATTAGGCGAGCACCCATTTCTTTCATTTGTCCCCATTTGTCTGTCATCAATTGTTTGGCCAAGTTATTACTTTCTGCTTGTACAATTTCAATTTTGGTTGGGAAGCCACGGCGCGAACCCACAGTTAAACCTTCATTCTTTGCAATTTCGTATTGCTCATGAGTCACATCAGGCATTGAAATAATGGGTTGACCAACAACAAAACCTGATTCTTCAACATCAGCGCTGTTACGGTAATGAGCAAGGTTTAAATCTGCGAGTTCAAGCAAAGGTGCGTTATCAATTTCATCTGTATTATCTACAGCTCCACAAAATGTGAATGGAATATATGACCAGGCTTTTCCATGATAATCTGTAGGGGTATATTTTTTATCTTCCACCCACTCGCCTTTATCATTCTGCTTATAAATTTGAACTGTATATGTATGGCCATTCTCACCTTCATCCAGTCTTAAAAATCTATATTGTTTCTTAACGTCACGGCCAAAACCGTCGGCAGTACGTGTAGAGACAGTTTCAAGAATCTTTACGAAAGAAAGCTTTTTCTGATTGCCCAAAATAATATGGTCCCAATCTTCAACTGAGGCTGCTTTTAGGACATGAATCATTGGAAATGCATTCTTTTGTTTATCTTCCTCCCGGTTACGACTGGGAGCTACTTCTGGATAATCAACATACACACCACAACGATAATGCTTGAGGATTAAACTCAACATGTATTGTGATGTTTGGAAAATCGAACGCCCAGATCCATCAGCATTACGATCTAAATACTCTAATTCTTCAGGTCGTTTGAAATCAGGAAGCTTATTAAAAGCTAAACCAATGTTGCTTTTCAGAGTTCGGCCAGTTACACCATAAAATACAGCTCGATCCAAATACTCTGTGTATCTGTCATCTTCTTCAAAAGTTTGTGGAACAGGTAAATAACGTTTTCCTTTAGCTTTAACTGCAGTCTGCCCTTTACAAACATCATCCACTTTTGTCCAAGCATTAATATTTGCACTATATTCTGTGTGCAGTGATGTTATTCCTGTCATTTTCTTCGTCCAAAAATAGAAATGTCTTTAAGGCTGGTTACAGGTTTTATAATCGGGAATCGCTTTGCCAATGGATAACCACCAGCATCTCCTACATGATCTAAACCTGATTTTTTATCCGGCATTCCAAAATCATCATAAATTTGCTGTTCTAGCGTTTCTGTAAAACGTGGGCATTTGTTGGTATTTACTTTAAGTGTTCGCTCACCCTCTGCATTAAGAATCAGAGCATTTACTGCGTTAATCCGATCTTTAATTGCAGGGTTTATTCCATCCACTTCAATCCTAAAACCCTTATCTCGTAATATTTGGTGATCTGACTCACTGCTATTTTTAGATGATGTAGATTGCCCTGCTGCATCAGGAATTACTGTCATTTCATGAAATGGAAAGCGCTCAATAAGTAAAGTTGCCATTGTTGGTGTATCTCTTACCCCAACCATCTCATCCAATGCTAGGGGCTTACCATCACGTATGACATAAATAACTGCAGCCATTTTCAAAACGTTAAAGTCCATACCAATGAGTAAAGACTCATTAGGTCTAATCTCTTCATTGGTATGATTTAATTTTCGATCAAAATCAGGATATACAGCGCCACTAGTTAAGTTTACGAACTGCCCTTTTAAATATGCAGAAATGAGCTGAGGTGGATAGGACTCGAATAACGAAGAAATATAATCATCAGGTAAATTTGCTTCATTATCATAGGTTGAAGCCTGAATCATTCCGTAAAGTGCTCGTTTCTGAGGTGTTGAGTTAGCCTCTTTTACAAACTGTTCATGTGTAAATTTAAATCCCTCAGGTGTGGTGGCCACATCAATACCATTGATTAAACCCGCTTGCTTATAACGCATACGAGCAATGATTTTTCGCCATGCTTGTTGTGCTTTAAGCGTAGGCATGACATCAAGTTCATCAATTAGGCCATGACCAATTTTAAAACCAACAATTGTTTGAGGCTTTTCCATTGAACGGCAAATAACTGTACTTCTGTATTGGCGACCATAGTAAATATCAACTTCCTTATTTGACTCATAAATCTTGGTCTTAAGGCCCCAGTCAAAAGCAACTTCATCTATGGTAGGAAAGAAAATATCTCGTATCTGAGGATAGGTTGGTGCAAAGTAGCCCAAAGGTACTTTCGGAAATTCCCAAGACTTATCACAAAGACTTGAACATCCCACCCAAGTTTTACCAGATCCAAATCCTGCGACAAATGCACGAAACTTATTTTTGAGCTGTAGAAAATTAGCCTGAGGTACATTCAGAGTCGGATTTATGTTCGGCATTTTCTTTACTCGCATCAACAACCTGAATAGTTACTTTTACTGGTGTAGGATCATCAGCGCCTTCACCATCTCCGTTTTTAATTCTGTCTATTTCAAGCTGTTTAAGCTGCTCATCTAATAATTGAATTTCATAACCATACATTTCATCCTTAACCTGTTTAATGATGCTTTGTTTTTTTACTTTATTATTCTTCCAATCGACATACATCTTTTGGAGTTCATTAAGGCGTACCGCTTTATTGGCTAATGGAATGTCATATATATTTTTCTTGAAATGTTCGCGGGTATGTTCAAAAAGTGTCTTAAGCTTTTTACTCATTCCTCTACATGTTGCTTTTGTTGGATCATATGAGGCAACTTGCTGCCGTTCAATTTCAATACCAAATTCTTCTCTTACAGCATCTACAACTTGTTGAGGGGTTTCAAAGCAAGCAAGAGACTGAACTATAAATATTTTCACAGGCTCTTTAAGTGTTGCCATAACCACCCCTTCGTAAGACTACGTAAGGGTAAATAGGCAAAAAAAAGAGCCAAGAGGCTCAATTGATCACACAAGTTCCACAACACGCAGATACATTAAAATCTGATACAAACGGCGGGTTTTGAGCTACCTCAACCAATCGCTTGACGTTCTCGCTTGCTCCCCAGCGTTTGACCACCCCGATAAATTCCTCTACATCATGGCCAGCTAAATAGTGCTTAGGTAAGCCTGTATGATCGCTATAGAGTATTTCTCCATCCTCATCACGTTCTACACCGATATGGTAAAGCTCATGCTCAATCAAAGCACAGAATTCACGATCGTTCGCACGTTCACAAAAGCTTGCATCAATAGTGATGAGATAAACAGGAACAAATCCAAACCAGTCGCGCATTTGCTGCTCTTGCCGAGCTTTGCGCCATCCACCTTGGTTAAACATAACTTTTTCACATTGACCTAATACCATTCTCTTTTTAGCAACGGCGGCAGATGACGCCCAAGCTAAAGCTAAAAAGGTTTCATCGTCGTGTAATAGCTCTGCTATGTGATCATGGTCAGGGTTATATAATGCACCACCAAGCGTTAGAAAGTTGTTTACCACCCATTCTTTAAGATCTGCTGCAGGTGATAATCGTATTGCTTCTTCTTCATCTGCTTGATCAATTAGCTCAGTTGGTGGAAATGGTCTGATCTGCTCCATTGAATTTCCTAAATAAAAATAATGTTATTTAAAAAGTATTATTGAAGAAATTAAAAACTAAAATTATTTTAATAAAATAAACTATAAAACTAACCAAAATAAAGAAAACACAAACCAACTAAATAGTCTTAAAAATATATCAATGTAACGATAAAACAAGAATACAATTATTATTCACTATTAAAATTAGCGTGAATAAAATGTTAAAATCAAGTAACAATTTCAGAGGTCCAAAAAAACCAACTGATCAGGACATTAATAGAACAAATTTTGATCCCACTCCTCACAATAAAGATTCGCCAATAGTAGAATCTTCTGTTGATGATAGAGATCATTTTGATCAACCTAATCTAAACACACCCTTTCCAAAACATAGTACGATAAACAATGGAAAACCGACCTCACAAACTCGAAGATAAAACCATGATATTTTTGAAATTATCCTTAATTACTATTGAGCTATTTAATACACAGAACGAAATTCCTTCATTCTGTGTATTTTGTTTCAGCATTCCGCACCTAACATAAAGAAACAATAATTTTAGTTATATCAGTAACATAATAATAATTAACTTAAATCCCCAATAAACTTAGCATCAACAATCAATGGTACAGTCTGTAAATTTTCAACATTTCCTTTAAGAATATAACCATTTGATTCTGAATATAAATTTAAGTTTACTTTTAATGCATTTAAGTTTCCAAAAATTGAATGAGCATGTTGATTGTGTTGAGTTAATTCTAAAACTAATGTATTTCCTTCAACTTCACCTTTATATACATATATTAAATCCCCTCCTAAAGCACGCTCATCCTCAACAACTAAAATTCCGTTTCCAAAATCTTTCCCTTCACTCTTAAAAATTAACGAATAAATGCCATTTTTCATTTCGTACTCTTTATTCATCTACTGAAAATTCAGTACTATTATTTTAACCAATTAATTATTCTTAAATGTAATACAAAATTAAAACCATCAATAAAAAATAACATAAAAATACAACATATATTTTAAATTTTTAAAAAGATAATTAAATTAATCTTATATTTCATCAAACTATAAAAATACTTAAAAAAATTCGTGAAATATAAATGAGAAAAATAAATCTAATCTTCACACTTATCTACATAGGCACTCTGATAAAGCATCAATGTAACTATCTTTTATATGTCAATGTAGTTAAGTCGAATATTCGGCAAGAGAAATCGAGAAAATCATGTTAGTAAATAGAAACTCTGCTAAAAAGTCTTCTTTCAATCAATACTCTACCTTTGCTAATGGAAGCAAATTTAATTCAAACTCAAGTGATCAGCCTCAAAATCCAGCTAAAGATGATGAAAAGGCTCCTAATAAAGAGCCACAGAAACAAAAACCAAATCAAGAAAAAAAAGATTTAATCACTAAATAGCTTAATAATTTTGAAAAAACCATTTATATGGTTTTTTCATTATTTAAATACATATAAACATAGTAACTCTATTTAACTATATCGACTAAAGAATTTTTAGCATCACTAACAAGTTTTAAAAGGTTATTTTTATTTTTTTCTTGAGAAATCTTAAAAACAGTAAAACCTAGTAAAAAGATACTAACGATTAATACAGCAATCAGAACCACTAACAATTTATTCTTATTCATTAGAGTACGATACTAATACAATATTTTGATCTATTATTGCTCTCAATTTGAAAAATAAGCAAACCCATTTTAATTTTATGTTAATAGAGTTTTCAAAAATTCAAGAAAAACATCTAACTTCAAGTTGATTGTCATCTTGGGTGACTTTTATTTTGATATTTTTATAAGTTCTTTTGCTGGGTTTCATTGATGAACCGACTACATCTTCAAAAAATTTACGGTCTTTCATAAGCTCACTATATGATTTATAACCAATTAAAATTATTTTTGGAATTCTTTTAGTTTCAATCAATTTACTAAGAATATTATCAAGCTTTTTAACATTAACGATGGGCATGTAAAAACCATGGAAGAAAACATAATTATCCTTTAAATATCTAAATATACAATGCTCAATAAATTCTATCTTAATGAAATACGTAACATTCTATAATTTTGTAAAAATTCATAATTGACATATATCTTTGAAAAATTATGTTTTTCTCAATTTAATGTGTGTGTCTTTAGATTCTTAAGCCACTGAGAAGTAAGAGTAGTTTCAATTTGCAATGGACAAAGTTCATCAATCTAATATCTATTGGCTGATTCTATTCTTATTACGCTATACTCCATCTCGTTTGCATGATCATATCGATCCATACCCCAAGCCTTGTTTTTAAGCTTACCTTTTCGACCACCCGACCAAGGGCCACCAGAAATCTCAACTAAAATTCTGTGCTCAATAAGATGGAAATCGAATCGCCAATTCTTTGTTGATTCAAATTGGAATAATTTTTCATACTTGATTTTGAATACATTGAGAGATTGCTCAAAGTCTTTAAATGCTTCTAAGTATGCTTCTTTTGCCTTAGGTAATGGTCTTGTTCTTGGTTTTGTTTTAATGGGCGGCATTTTAGTTAAGCTAATGTATTGGTTAATTTCCATAAAGGACTCTCCAATAAAAAACCTCCTGGAGGAGGTCTGCTTTTACAAAGTATAAGTTTTTCCAGTCACATCATCATAGAATGTGTGATCCAGGGATCCTGATCTTTCTATTTTTCTTCCATTCACTTCAATTGCAATCAATATTCCATGAGCATCATCAGGATCGTCACCTGGTTCATAGCCTATTAATTTAATCCAACCTTTTGCTTCTGTGGTTTCGCCATTTAAATCTTTCACCACTATAGACTTAGTTAAAATTTCCACTATTACCATTAATGCTATAATCAATTTAGAAACAATAATTTATCAACTTGTATCAGATATATCAACCATACAAAACTATTCTTAAATTTTTAATCTGTTCTTTCAATCGAATCATAACATTGTCTATTGCTATTAATTCACTATGTCGTAATCCTGATCTACTAAGGTTTTGATACTTAGACAGCTCAATACAGCAGCGCTCTAAGTCTTTTCTAGCCTGTACTGTGTCTGTCATAGTTTCTTCTAGGCATTAAAAAACCCCTCGGAAGGGGCTTAAAATTACTAATTATCATACAGTTTTAGAGCACTTCAACATTTTGCAGACCTCGATCTAATATAGATTGCAGTATTATTTCGGTTTCTGCTGGGTGTTTGCTTAATAAAAAAGACATAATCATGCTTATACTGATTGCACTTTTTTCATCCTTTATTTGACTTGTCCTGACATTATCTTTGCAACTAACACCATTAGCAGTATAGTCAATTTGATGAAAGTTTTGCTTGCTTAATGGTGGTTCTCTATTGATATGAGTTTGAAAGCCCATAGACTTAATCCTAAATAAAACATTAGTCTTAAATCTATAATAAGAAACACCGCATATCAAGGATAGAATTTGTACAGAATATTGAATAATATGACATTTTATTGTCATGTGTTATTTTTTCCGACCACCTTCCCACACTTCCGACACTCTCTCAACGTAAAGAAATCTGAATATTCCCACACGTGTCGGCAGAAGATTTGTTTGATTCGGAGCATAGATACCTCTAATAAAATTAAAAAGGATGTGGTGATCTGCCACATCCTTGCCTTAGATTACGATATTGATCAGCTCGGCTACCGATCTACCGCTACTCAACACAACACAACAAACTTCTCAAAGTTAGCTATTGATCTGCTCTGTGTCTTTCAATCTCTTTGGTCGGGGAGTCACCCACAATTTAAGGCTCTGAGGCTAACTCAATGTGTGACGAAACCACATAGGATTCAAACCGATTTATACGGCTGGTTTCTGCATCCCACCGTTTGCGCTTATAGTTCACCATTATTTTGGTAAACGTCACAAATCCAAGTTGCTTTTAAAGCTAACGATCTTTCATGAGTCAATCCTCAATAGATTACTTGTGCACGTCACAAGTATCTTTATAAAGTTTAGACGTAAAAAAAGACGCCTAAGCGCCCCTTATTTCAACCCTGCCTTGCCAGCTTCTCAGCTTCGACAAACGCATCATGAAAACCTACTTTATCTGAAAACCAAAACTTATAGGTCTTGTCGCCAATTACCATTGACTGCTGGAGGTAATCGTTTGGGCTATTCTGTACAATTTGCCCCCCCAGCTCACCACCGATGCAATATTCATGTGTTTTCCTATTTAGCAGTAGGAGTTTAACACCAATGAATTTTGAATAACGTAATATTAAAGATGTTCGGCTAAACATGTTGCCAATATCGTCGCATAGCCATACGTCATACTAGATGTATACCCAGAAACATCCTGATCATTACTTTTAAAGTAATCATTTTTATATGTATCTTCAACTATTTCATTAAACTCTTTAGTTAGGGGTTTACCAGATTCTAAGTCTGTATATAAAACCCCTAACCCCTTAACTCTTTCTAGTGCAACTTCTTTTGACACACCATCAATTTTCCAAAATCCTGAAAGTACATGGAATTGAGCAATATTTTCACAATAACTTGCATGAGTAAGTGCAGGGATAAATGTTAAAAGTAAAATTATTTTTTTCATGTTGAGTTCTCTATAAAATTAAATCCCACTGAAAAGTAAGCCTAATGGGGATCTTGATTTGGACTTGCACCAAACTAAAGGTTTCCACTCGGAATTTATTTCTCTGTTTCCACCAAGGACTCTTTTACCCGCTTTAAATGGATAAGCTACAAGATAAAAAACCCACCTTAAGGTGGGCTTCTCGTCCAAACACAAAACGAATGATCGATTAAAAACCGAATGACTAAATAAGATGTTATTCGATCACAAGGGAAAGATACTACTAGGCGGACTTAACTACAAGATATAAAAGCTATTTTAGCTAAAAAAATACCCACTTATTGGAGTTCGTGGGTATATAAAGCTTACATTAGATTGAGTCTTTCTTGTTCTTAAAATATTATTTAAATACAAGCACAACGTTAATTATAATCATCTTGTCTTTTCAACTGACTCTATATTTTTTAAAATTCCCAAGTCTTTTTTCCGGGCATTAATTTCATCTTCCGAATATGGCAGAATTTCCAATAGATCTTCCATACTGAAATTTGCTTTTTCTATAAGTAAGCAATCTTGATCACTTGACCAATCAGTGCCACTTTTAATTCGTTTTCGTCTATTAGGCACTTATAACCTACCTACAAAATTTCTTGTTGATGATTGAACTGAATGTTTAACCAAGATAAAAATCTATCCTTATCTTTGAAATTAGGTGCTTGTCTAATATTAATGAACTCATGTTCTCCAAAATCTCCATATATTTTGTATGGTGAAACAAATTTAAAATCTGAATCACTACCTTTGTTCAAAGTAACAAAGTAATCCAAAATTTGATCCAACTCTGATTTTTTAGAAAAATTAGATCTTTCGTTCACAAAATCATAAATTTGCGTTAATACATGTAATTCAAAGCCGTTTGACATTTTTTTAATCGCTGATATTGGAGCTAACGGTTATATATTACACATATTATTTACGAATTCTTAACAATAAAGATCAAAAAACCAACAATCCCACAGCCTTTTTTGTAACTGTAATTAATAATCATTATGAATGTAAACAAAAAAAATTTAAATACACCTAACTATAGGTACCTTTATAAATAACAATTTTAAATTTGTCTTGCCAGCTTTTCAGGTTCGATAAAGAATCATAAAAACGTACTTTATCTGAGAACCAAAACTTTTATGAAATTTCAACAATTACGATTGTCTGTTGAAAGTAATACTTTGGACTCTTCTCTAAACTTGACTATTTAGCTCACCAATGACACAAATGCTCATCCGTTTTCATATTTATCGATAGAACTGCATCAATTATTTCTTGATTGGTCTATTCCATCAGTGAAAAGTTTTAATCCTTAAATTGGTATTCCTACATAACTCTCTCACAACTACCTTAATGTAAGTGATCAATAGGACTAGCATTAATAATTACCTATTATAATACAGGCAAGATCATGAAAAGCTTAATTCAAAAGGTTAAAGATTATTTCCTCGAAACGGATACCAATCCTAAAAAAGATCAACCAGCTGCTTGGGAACATAAGTCAGAGTCATCTGATTTAAAACCAAAAGCCCCCAAAACACCTCCAACTAAATAGTATTCCACAAAAAAGCTCACTGAAAAGTGAGCTTTAATTTAGGTTACAAAAGCTATCTATAGAATACTAAACCTGAGTTTAAACCACCAAATAGATACATCAATAATGTAAGAATAAGAAATATAGCAAAGAAAAACATTGCATTCATAGAGTAGTACATAACTTTACTACCTTATCTAATAATTGTTTACACATTATACACGAGAAGCAACATTCATGCTAATTACACATACTTAAGTTATTGAAGAAAAATTAAAAATGATAAAGGGGTCTGGGTTAAATTTTAATAAGTGCCCGTCTTTCCGGGCTGTCAACAAATTCACAATCTACATAGCTTAGATTGAGATTAAATACAATAAATGATAATGAGTTTCATTACAACACATAAATTTAAGATAAAAAAATACCCAATGATTAGACTCAATGGGTATATTAAAAGGTAAATTTGTTAGGTGTCAGATAAATGTAATATGACCACTATGAAAAATATACATTTAATTTTGGGACTATGCAACCTTAATTATATCAAGGGAGCTGAACTATCAATATTAATCCCAAAAAATAGAAAATATCGTCTCATCACTTGTTGATGAAATTTTAACTTTGTATCCTGATTGCTTAAACTCTTCACTTAATACTCTGATTTGATGTTGATTGATCTCTTTAGAAATATTTTCACTCACTGAAATTTCACCCAAGTCCGCTTTTTTGACAACTTGTGATTTCAAGAAAATTTTAAGTTGCTCTATTGAACTATATCGGGTTTCTTTAGAAATATTTTTCGATTCTTCTATAGCTGTGTTTAACATTACATGTTCTCATTTGAGTAATTTTAAGTAGTCTAAAATAAGGCTAATAATTTTAAGTATTTTAAAAAATTAGCTTTATTTTAGAACTTGTCAGACTAGTTACTAACAACTTTAAGGCAATGACGACAGACTGTTAATTCACCATCTTTACAATAGTGAGTATCAAATACTCTGTGTAAGCCAATGAAACATTTAATGTATTGAATCACATCCATATACTCACTAAAAAGCAT